AGTCAGCGTCATCAATGTTACTGGTGTCAAACAAAGGCACCTCGGCAAAGCATTCTAGCTTGGCCGCTGACACCCTACGCACAATCCGCAATCGACCAAACGGCGTCACATTGATATACTGCCCAATGTAACTGGCGGCAGAACTGGTAAATATATTAGCGTCTGATCCGCTGTGCTTTGCTGTTAGTGTCAGGTTGCCAGATGCGGCAGACGGCTCTAGGTGGTCATGTGCCACACCAGTGTTATATGCGGTTCCGGCAGTTACACTTAAAGTAAAAGCATACTTAGGCACAAAATCAAATGTGATTGTGCTGGCTGTCCAGTTTGTATCGCCTGCGCCACGCACAATCTTTGTCGGCGGCAGGTCTTGATGCACTACAATAACGGTGTCGGCAGATTGCACCCAATTCATTTCCGGCAAAATAGAGCTAGTCAAACTAGCTACAGTCAAAAAATCATCACCGCTGCCATTAATGTTTTTAATTAACGCGCCGTCTTTGAAAACGTACATCTTACCGGGCGTAAAGACCAGCATATAACTGTCGCTAACACTGAACTCAAATGACACCATTCGCACAGCGTTAGCCGCGCCACTGTCTAATTCCTCAACAAACTTAGTGCCGTCACGCCGTTTTGCGCCGCCCTGCGGCTGGATGCTCACATTACGCGCTGTTGATAGGCCAGACTTATACTGGCTGATGTCAGTACGCGACCGCAGCTTTGGATCTAGCTCGCCAGCGGTAAAGTCATTCTGGATTTGAATGATGCGGCTCATGCTAGAACCTTATATCTGAAATCGGGAACTCTTGTATTTGCTGTGCCGGGCGGTCAGCGCCGTCAATGTTAATAGACACGCGAACCAAACCACCGCGCATATTTTCAGACGGTGATCCATAAGCCTTTGCGTGGTAATAATCAGCCTTGGCTATCTGGTCGGTAACCGGCTCGGCAAACTCAGCGGCCAACGCCATCTTTAACAGGCGCACAAAATACGGCGGGAATATTGCTGGCTCTGGCCGAAACTGGTAGTCAATCCAAATGCTTTCGTAGTTTGTATAAAGGCCAAGATTGTAAAGCTCAAAATCGCGAACCGTATTTGCACCGACAGAGCTTGTATTAAAAACAGCTTTTGGGTTGCCGAGAATATTACCGGGCAGCGCGTAAGCGTATTTCCATTCATTGATTGGGGTACTGGCAAGCTGCGCTAGCTGAACTTTTTGCACAGACCAAGAGTACGCATATTGCATTAAGAGAGTATCGCGCACATCGTCATAAAGACGATCAGCCACTTGGGCTTCGTCAGTGCCGGTGGCAAATGATGATAGAGGCGCAGCGCCCAGCATAATCAAAGCATCAGAACAAATTGATAGTTTGGTATCACCAGCCGCCATTGCGCTACTCCAAAATAGGGAAAGGGGGCCGGTTGCCCGGCCCCACTTAGATTAGTCTGCGTCAGCGACTGATACAGCCGTGCCGTCTGATACGTCAACAACACCAGATGTGTTTGACAGAACAACAACGATTGACATTGTTGGGGTCGCGCTGTCGCGAACAAAGATGATGTCACCAACTGCCAGAGTGTCTGACAGTGTGTTGAAATAACCTTCGGTGTTCACAGCCGCAATCGCGTCTGCTGATGTGTAGGTGTACATTGATGGTGCGTTGCCAGATTTAGCTGCACCGATCACGTTCCAACCTGCTGAAGAGAAAGCCATTACTAATCTCCTTTCTATTCAGTCGCTGAGATTTTGACAATGCCATCGTCATCAATGGCAACCGCACCAGCGGAGAACATTGAAGAAACGAGGAATGACGTTTTCTCAGGAACGTAGTTAATTTCTGACTTTTGGTTCATGCCAATGCCCATACCGATTGCATCGCGATGGAACGCAAAGCAAGTGCGGGTTGATGGGATAGGCAGGCCACCTTCATCACGATCACCTAATGTGATGAATTTAAAGCCGAGGAAGGTGTCAATCTCGCCTGTTGAGAGAGCTTTCACAGTAGCAAAGTCGCTGCTGGTAAGTTCTGTCTCATCAAGCAATGCTGACAAACCGTTTGCGTGGATGATCATGCAACGGCCTTCTGCTGGTACGTTCTTCACATCCAGAGCCTTTTTAGCTGCAAGCAGCTTTGCAAGGTTCATGTTTGTGCCTGAACCACCAACAGTTGTTGCAACGGTTGACGGTGAGGAAGCTGCATTGAGCGCGTCAATAACAAGCTGATCCATACGGCGACCGATAGCTGCGCCAACTACTTGCACCAATTCACGGCGCTCGTCAAAGTTGACTTTCTGTTGGCTAAAAATGTCTGAATACTCAGCAGCAATGAAATCGCTCATTGTTGCTGTGACTTGTGAGTAAGTCACGTTCAGAGGTGTAACGTCAGTTTGCGGTACGCGAACTGTTGCGGTGCCTTTCCCGATCTTCGGGAACTTCACCTGATTGCCTTCGACACTTGTTCTTTCGCGAGTAATGCCAGCCAAAGCACGAGATGCTTGATAAGCCTGCTTCACTTCCGCATCGAACAACTGCACAAAAGCGTTGGAAATGCCTACAGCCATTTTCCTATTCCTTTGTAAAAGTTAAAACACGATTAGCGCCTAGCAGGTATCCTTTCGGGCTGCGGCTTGGGCATACACGCTACGCCCCCAAGCGTTTGCGACAGGTCGAAAGCCGATTGTCTGTCAATAGGGATTATATGTAAAAAAGAAGGAACTGTAAACAGTTCCCTCTTGACCTTTATGTTGGCGAGTATTCGTCACTGCCAAAAGCCTGCTCAAACATTTTCTCAACCTTTATTCTGTAGCTTGGGTCTGTTTGATATTCTGGCTTTCCAACCATCGCCATCAACTCTTCTTTTGATGGCGCACCGGCCATAGGCGCAACATCTACCGGAATGGCCTTGTCGCCGTAATAGCTGCGAACTTTTTGTAAAGCCCTCATGCCCTCGGCTGTGCCACCCATAATTTTAAATTCCTCAAAGTCAGTCTCAGACCAAACGCCCTTGCGAACTAGGCTCGATGCCCAGTCAGACATTGACTTAATGATTGCGTCAGCATTGTTGCCTAGTTTTTGGTATTCTTCTTTATATGAAATTTCGGCTTCTTGTGCCTCATCACCGGCCATAGAAATAAACTTACCGGCAAGCTCCTCAAACGCCGACTGGCTGATGCCGTTTTCTTTAGCCCAGTCTCTGTATACTGTGTAAAGCTCGTCATCTTCTTGAATGCCAGCTTCGGCAAATACGGTTTCATCGTATTCTTCTGGGGCTTTGTGCTTTCCTTGGCTAAACTTTTTCTGCAACTCAGAGTAAGCTTTCGCTAAATCTTCGCCGGTATTAAACTTCTCAGGCAACCACTCAGGCTTTCCTTCTTCGGTTGCCGCCTCTGACGCTACTGCGTCACTAGATACAGTCTCGCCGTCAGGCTTAACGTGTGAGATTGCTTCTTCTGCTTGCTGCTGGTTATCGTCACTCTCAATTTGAGCATCGGCCAGCAGACCATCAGTTTCGTTCATAGTGATCTCGCTCTTTTCATGCGCCGCTCAATTTCCCTGACCAGACTGTTCTGGCCTTCGCGAGCATAGCCGTGGCTGGCTTCTTCGCCGGGATACCACGTTGGCTGCTCTATCGTCAGTGCGCGTAGATGGGTGAGCAGCTTTGCCCCATCGTCACTGGCGAACACGCGCAAATAAAGACGATCAATGTCGTCTTTATCTACTTGCTGTTTTTCTGCAATTCTATGATCTACGGTTTGCAAACCATCCCAACCATCTGGGTTCATTCTTATGCCCCTTCTGGCGGTGCCTCGCCTTGTGGCATTTCACCGGCCTCTGCTTGCGCCGCCATTTGGGCGGCTTCCATTGCTTGCTGCATCATCATCTCGCGTTCCTCTGGAGATGTACGCAACTCAGCCGGGATGCCCAGCTTGTCAGCAACATAATCTGCAATGCTGCCTGTCTTGACTGCCATCTGGCCTTCTGGGCCAAGGGCTGACGACATTTGCACCCACTGCATAATCTTTTCGATGTCACCCATATTTTGCGCTTGCGCAATCGGGCTGATTGGCGTGACTTTAACTTCAAGGCCATTAACGCGCAATGGCATCTCAATCAGGCCGCGCTCGTCCATCACATATAAGATCCGCGCAATCATTGGCACCATAGTCTCAGTAATCAAACGACCGAAAGCGGAGCCAAGGTTCTGCGCCAGTTCTTTCATGCGTTCTGCAATCTCTGTCGCAGACCTTGCGCTCATGTTGTCAGGCGGCAGTGTGTCATCGAGCAAAATCTTCTTGACGTTCATACGCAGGTCATTAATGACAATCTGCGACACATTAAAGTCACCAGATCGTGGCATCTGACGCAAACTTTCACCTTGCGGGCCACCGTTACGCGCCACCGGGATAATAGCACCCGGCGCAATGCGGATTGCTTGCGGGTTTAAAACACCGTCATCAGCGGCAGTGTAAACACCGGCAATCGACAAGCTGGCATTTTTAAGCAGCAACTCTAGCGTTTTGTTTAGTGTCTTAATGTCTGGGATTGCAGTAACCAACGGCCCACGACCATAAACCTCACCGGCCACTTTCATGTAACGCGCCACAATCCAAGGGCTGGATTTCATGTAACGCTTTAATAACTCGGCTTTGCCTTCCGGCCAAATGACGTGATAGCAAAACTCACCCATCTCAGGCTCATACAATGTCGCCTCGATAAGCTCAATTTCTTCGGTTGGCTTCTCGTCAATCATGCGCTGCATACGCTCTGGGATTTCGGCATCTTGCCAATGCTGGCTGATGGCTTCGCCCTTCATACGCATACGCCGGTAAACATTATCGACCCTGCCGTGTGCGCCCTCTTCAATAGCAACCAGATACTGCGGCACGGCAGTAAAGCGGATTGGGTTTAGCTCATCGCCGGGCTGGATCAACATACAAGCTGTGCCAACTGCTAAATCTAGCAAGAACTCACCCATAGCCAAATCAAAGTTAGATTGGCGTAACACGCTAAACATTGTGTCGCTGTACATATCCAACGCCATTTGCGCTTCGATGCGCCGCTCTTCTGGGATTTCTACCCCCGGCTCTAAGCGGCACCACGGTGCATAAGGTGGGAATAATCCCGATTGAATGCGGTTGGCAAATCGCTGTGTCGCATTGATAGCCGTGCTATCGAACACGCGAGCCATTTTGTTTTGCCCCGGAGAGCCACCGCCCTCGTAATAGCCATCGTAAAGATTGCGCTGCGGCAAACCGAACTCGTAGCAATCTTCGTAAATCTGACGCCAATTGTCTTTGCGGCGCTGCGCAATGTCGTGACGTTTTAGGATTTCCTCAACACTACGCATTTTTCTTGTGCCTCTTCGCAAAGTTTCTGGCAGATTGCTTTGACCTAAAGCCCCAAGCAGATAGTGCCTCTTTTAACCTAGTGGGCGATCCATCTGGTTTTGTCTCAGGGCCAGCCATACCGCCGAACCTGCCAGCAAAAGAAATACGGCGCGGCCCAGTGCCGGTTTTGACTGGGCGCTTTAGGTTGCCGCCATCTTTGGCCTCGTGATGCCTGCGACCGGCCTCGTTCAATCCACCGCCCGGAGCCTGATGCGCCTTCTTAGTCACGCGCTGCCCTCATATTATCGACAAGGTTAGGATATGGACGACCAGCTTTTGCTGCGGCTCGCTGCGCTTTGCGCTTTTGAGCCGGGGTCAAACCCTTTGGCTTGCCCAAACCCTTTGGGCGCTTCTTATCCCAAACCTCTTTTTTCTTTTGCATTACTTACCGTAACCCTTACCTTTTTTCTTTGGCATCATCTTATCCTAATGTTGTTTTGGTTTCTTC